TATAAACTTTGACTTTACCATCAGGCATTAATTCCTTTACCTGTCCTTTTAATCCTCCATAAACACCAATACCTTTAATACGAACTTCCCTTCCTCTTTCTAAACCTGTACTAGTGGTAGCACTAGGAAGACCAATAGGTTTACCACCAGGCATAATTGTAGGATCGTAAGGTTTACCAACAGGACGAGCTAATCTAATAGACTCTGCTCTTTCAGGTAAGAGTAATAATGGGTCTTTTTGCAATTCTTTAGGTAGTTTTTGTTTTGCTTTTAAAATATTGTCTACTATTTTTTTACTAATAGGTTGAGCTTCTGAACGAGATAATTCAGGATAAAGCTCCATTAATAAATCTTCATTATCTTTAGTTACTTTTTTTATCTTGGGTTTTTTTGTTGCTAGTCCATGTAGACCCATCAAAACAACGGAATTAATCACTTTATCTTCAAACGTATCCCCACCCATTGCCCATCCAAGGATTCCCATACCAGCTGTTCCAATACCCCTTCCATAGTTAGGTATGTGACTTAATGCACCTGCTGTACCAAATGCTAAAGCAATAGCAGAATTTTCTAATGCTAAATCAAGTCTATCTTCCAATGTTTTAATATCAGGTCTATTGTATGCTTGACCATGAATATTAAATGTTAATAAATCTTTAGCGGTGCGAAAGGTTACATTTTTTAAGGTTTTATTTTTACCTAATGAACGATTAATCCAATTAGCAACTCTAGGTAATCTCTTTCCCGCTGCAACAATTCCACGACCTACACCTGCGCCTGTTCCAACAAAACTTGCTACTGTTCCAGCTACTGCACCAAACACATCCATCGCAGTTTCACCAGGAGTTTGAGGCTCATCTATATCCATATCTAAATAACCAAGTGAACCTTCTTTTAAAAGATTTGCTCTAAAACGTACAGATTTATCTCGAGAGTCTATATCAGGCTCTAATCCTCTAGTTTTTACCATAGCTTCACTTTGAGGATCAAGAGCAGGTTTTATACCAGCAACTTCAGAAACAGTTTCTGGTTGAGCGGTTACTAATTTAGGAGGTTGACTAATAAGTTCTTCTGTTGTTCTTATTGTAGGTTGCATAGATAACACTTGTGGAGCAGTAGCGGTTGGATTTTTCTCCATAAAAGAGTCTTGTAGACTAGAAGGAATCTTATATGTTTTATTTTCAACATTAAGAGTAATACCAGGTTCAGCATCAGGATAGGTTTCTAAAAACTTATCACGAACATTATCTGGTATATTATATTTCTTTTCACCTACAAAAAATAATTCAGCCATTATATTATTCTCTAGTGTCTAGAAATTTAGCAAAAGGGTCAGCAGAAGATATAGGTTCTGGAGTTCCTGTTGGTACAGGTGTCTCAAGACCTGGAGTTTCACCTTGCATAAGTGAATCAAGTATTAAGTCTAGTCCTTGAGCAGATTTTGGAATCTCGACATTTTTTAAACGATCTAAAGATGCTTGCTCACTTTGCGTAAGGGGAGGGAAAAGATTTGGACTACCAGGAGCAAGCTTATTAGCTTTATCTTTTTCCTCTAAATACTCAAGTCTTTTTCTTTGATCTGCTAATTTTTGTCTAGCTATATCCACTTCTCTTTTTTTTGCTACAGTTACACCAGAAGCTGGAGTTGGAGTTTTCTGAGGATATAAGACATTTTTTCCATATTTATACGCTAATACTTCTCCTGTATCTGGATTATATATAGGTTCAGTTGCTACAGAAGAACTATATTGAAAATCATCTTTTTGTGCAGTAAAAACATCTTGAGCAGATGATCCTTTTAAAATTTGCAATTTTGCATCTGCTTGCAATTTTTTATTATCTGCTGTTTGAGACAAGTTACTAGTAAGAGTGCTATATAAATTCAACTCTTTCGTAGATTGTTGCTTTAACTCCTCTCTATCTTTGATCATTTTCTGTAACGCAGCTTGACCGCCTTGAACCGCACCTTGTGTAAATGCTCCTGCTACCGCTTGTGCTAGATTTGGTCTTTTCTTTACTTTAAACTTAAATGCCATTATTTTACCGCCTTTGTATAGTAAACGTGTTTTATGCCATCTATTTCTTTTACCGCATCTTTATTTACCTTTTCCACATCTTGCGCCATTAAACCAATTTGAGGAGTATTATCTCCTTTGTAATTAAAAAGATACACAGGTAAGCCATTATCTAATATACCTACTTGAGATATATTTTCTTTTGAATTTCTATCTGACAAAGAAGCTAAATAAGGAAGAGCTTTCGTAGCTAAAGCTGTACCTGCTGCAGTACCAGCTGCACTACCTGCGCTACCTATAATAGACTCCCACCATTCTGGTTGTTCGTCTAATCCCGCTTGTATCTGCGCTCTTCGAGTTTCTTCACCCATTGTAAATCTTTTCATTGCATCTTCTAAATTAGCAAGATTATACTCTGCCCCTATTTCTGTAGGTATAAATTCTGCTAATTGTTGTTGTGTTGTTGCTTGACTTTGCGCTATGTAATCTTGTAGGCTTCTTTGCCCTGCTTCTTGGACTTGCGGAGTTAGTGCCGACACTTGAGAAATATCGCCACCAGTACCCAAAATAGAGCGTTGTAGTTGACTTAAGAGTTGTCCTTGTTGTCTTGCTTGAATGTTTTCTGCGAGGTCTTCACGAATCCTTCCAGCTTCGGTAATTCTTTCTTCAAATTTCTCTACACCTTCTTCTAACTCAAATCTTCTTTCTGCTGCTTTTAAATCTTCTTCAGAACCATAAGACTCTCCAGTAATATCGGATGTAAATGCGCTAGATTGTAATGTATTCAGTTCCGCTTCTGCTTCACGATTCATTATACCTACTGCTTGCTCTCTACTGACCCCTCCACCTATATAAGAAGAGATGCTATAATTTTTAACAACTTGACCTGTCTGCGTATCAATAATTTTAACTCCAGTTGTAGCTCCTGTAAAGTTTTTTGTTTTTTGTATTTTATATCTCATGTGAGACCCCTATAAGTTCTGTGATTGTTTTAATTCTGAAAAATACCAATGATCATTTAATTTTATAGATATATAGACTTTACCATTTTGTTGACATAAACCCATATCTCCTGGACTTCCTTCTGCATCTGTAAAAAAACCTTGCTTTGTATTTAACATAACATCTTGTTTTTTATCAAGTTCCGTAAATAATACATCTTCGTTGATTTCTTCTATCATGGATTACTTCCTAGTAGGGCATAATCAATGTCTATTGAGTCTATGTCAAGGTTACGTGCAGTAGAAGTAATTTTAATCACCCCTGTTTTTCCTACTGCTGAAAATGTCTTAGAAGCTGATTGAATAGAATTTTGAGAAGGAAAATCTAAAGTAACAGTAGGAGATGAAACTAAAACTTGTTCTAGGTCTTGATCTAAATAAATTCTAAATCTCACTATAGAGGAAGCTTTATATACAACAGTAATTTTTGTAAATCGTTTTTGTACATCAGGTGAGTTAAAGTCAAAACGCTTTGTTTGTACAGTAGCCTCACTAGAATCTGCTGCGCCTGTATTAATCTCCTTTACTTTAATTGATATTGCCATTAGTCACCATGTGTGTATTGAGCGCGTAAATCGCTATTAATTACAAAATTACTTCTATTAACAGAACTACTAATTGCTCGTAAAACCCAACTTCCATTGTCCATATTCATAATATACATAGTAGTTGCATCATTATCTGGTACAAAGATTAATTCATTATCAATTCCATCGTATCCTAAGGCGGGTCTGTCCAATGTTAATGCTTGGTAATCTTTTTTAATGTTAAATGCTAACTCGCGTACAGAAGTATTGCTAACTACATGAATAGATTGTTTATTTGCGCAAACTAATCCTACTGGAGTTTCACAAACTGCATTTTTATGTACTGCACCTACTCCAGTAAAAACTCTTTCTATCTGATGTTTTTCATTTAATACATAGGTGTTTCTTGTTTTAAATACAAAAATCTTGTTTCGATATGCGATAATCTTAACAATCTCATCTCCGTCATTTCTCCCTACATCAAAATAACGTGTAGGCATAATCTCATCTAACTTATAAGGATCAGTATAATAAATTTGATTTCTTTCACGAGCGGTTTGCCCGTTTTCATCTGTAGTATCAATGTTAGCATAGTATGCTTTGTTATTTAGTATAGTGGAAGTATTCCATTTAATTTCATTTAACGTAGTACTGGATGCTCTTCCTGTTAGCGAATTATATGTTGCTAATTTTAATCCATCATAAGGAATCCACCAAGTAGCTACTTTTGTGGTAGAGGTGCTTGCTACATATGCTCTTGCACTACTAACACTAAACGCATCAGAGCCTGTTTCATTTCTTGTATTAACACAAGGGATTGCAGTAGTCTCTCCTGTAGTAATTTCACTACCAATAATAGTTTTAATATTACCGATACGCAAACAAGTATGTTCTATAATAAGTTTTATTTCCTCTTGTGTATTTAAACTATTAGATGGATATAAAAATACTAATTTATTTACTGAAAAATTAGATGGCATAGAACTTAATGTAATTTCAGCATCTGAATTATTTTCAGAAGAAATTGCAGCATAGTCATTACTCGTTCCACCATATGGCTCTAGACAAGGTATCCATCTACCATTATTAGGATTATTTGACCCTGCATCTTGATTAGAATATTCTGATAAAGGGCTATCTTTAAACCCACTATCTATATCTATTGTATCTACAAGATACCAATCTACATCATCTTCAGGATTCCAATAAATGTTAATTCCAGTAATTCTTGGATTTAAATCTGCTAATGATAATCCTGTATGCAATACTACTTGTATACCAGGACAAGTTTTTCCTGAGTTTCGTACTGCTTTTCTTGATTCAATTCCAATGTTTCCATTACTATCTCTTGCTAACGCAGATTCTTGAACATAGTCATAAAGAAAAGTAACAGTATAGCGATCATGTGTTTTAAATGTAACATCCGTTAAATCAGGAATTAAAACTTCATCTACATTAGAAACTCCACTAGGGAATGTAATATACAACCCTACTTCATTAGCAGCGTTAATATCATTAGATTGATCCCATCCATCATTTGTTCTAACAACAGTAGGAGGTGTTAATTGTGTATCCGTAATTTTCCAATCATTAATTACTGCTTGCATAGGCGGTTTCTTAAATGCATATCCAGTTGTATAAGAAGATTCATCTGTTTTTCCTAACACATTTCTTTTAATATGTCCAAACCATTTAGTTTTATTAGAAAAACTACCATCTGAAATACGCAATACTTGATTATGCACTAAAAAATCATAGATAGGAGAAGAAGACCAACTTGTAGTAATATTACTAAATGATCCACCTGTCCCTGTAGAAGTATCTTGTCTTTTGAGAACTGTACCATTACCATATACCCACCATGTAGTAGATGTATCTGCATCACTTGCATCTTTTTCCGTTCTATATACAATTAATTCTGTTTGTACATCTGTACCTGAACCTGAAGCACTTACAATTTGTTCACCTTTCGGTCTTTCTATTCTTCCAGGTTGTTTATTAAGAACTTTTGTAAATTTAGTATACTGACTTTCAGATATATCAAAAGAGGATTTATTAGTTACTAACCCACCTGAAAAATTTCTTATTTGCAAACGAGGCATTAAAAGTCCTTGTAATTGATATTAAATTTTGGCTCACCTGCTCTACGCTGACGATCTAAAACTATTTTCTCCTTCCATTCATTCCATTCATTTTTAAAATAAGGAATTAAATTTATATCTCTTAATCTTTCTGCGACCTTCCATGATCCATAGTATACTAAACATTCATGGTATCGCGCATCTAGCATAGGAACATCACTACTACTAGACAATGCTGTAGGCAAGTGATAATAATATAATTTAATTTTTTTCCCCGAAGAAGGTCTAGGGAAAATACCAATATTAATATCATCAATATAGTATCCATATGCGCTAGGCATATTTAAAGATGCATTATCGCTAGAGATGTTATGTATCTGATCCATACCAATACGAGTCATTTTCTCGTCATCTAAATCCGCTCTATAAATACGAATTAAGTTAGGAATTGCTGAACCTCCTCCAGGTGCGCCACTATTTTCATATACTTCCCATAAATCTAAATCGGTAACACCATTCCCGTTAAATAATGCATAAGTTAATCGTACAACTCCATTTAAAGTGGATGTGTCCGTAGTAGCATATCCATAAAAAAGATTAGCTTCATCTGCTAATAGGTTTTGACCTTTATTAATTAAATCAGTTAATACTGAATCTGCAACAACAGAGGTATCATCTACCCCTGTAATATTTCTAATTTCTGCTCTTATTTCTGTTAAAGTCATAATGTCCTAAAGCGGGGCGAGCCGAAACCCGCCCCTTAGTTAGTTACTGATTAGAGATCAGTTCTTGCTGTTAGGTACTGAATAACAGCATAATCCTTACTGTCAAACGTACTTAGACCTACACCATAGATTTGACCTGCAGCTACACCAAGCTTATTGCCATAATCAAAGGTTTTTTCAACCCAAGTCATGTCATCCACTTTAGCGTGACAAGCAGCACCTGCACCTAAAAATAGGTTACGAGCATAAGCAACAGAAGCTCCACCACCATCTGCAGCAGTAGTAATTCCTTCATGCTCATGGACAATAACTCCATCATACATACCTAATGCTCCAGAAAAGATTGGATTATCTGATCCTCTAACATTAGCATTTCTTTGTGCATTTTGCCATTCATCTGTTTGTGCTAAATCAAATGCAACTTCAGGGTGAATTAAAAGAACGTAATGATCCTTACCATCAATTCTGATAGGTTTCATTTTGTAACTTTTAGTTGTACCTAGCATTGCCATCTTTTTTAACTTAGATATATCTGCAACTGTTGCTAAGTCTGTAGCAGCTACAGCAGCCTTTGGGTCACTAGCTGCATATACAGAACCAGCGGTTGCTGAATCAGCTCTTAAATATGCACCAGCACCTGATGTTTTGGTAACTGCGCTAAAGATTTGCGCATCATGGTCTTCAGCATATTGTCTTTTTAACTGCGCAAGTGCTTCTGTACGAAAGTTGTACAGAACCTTACTATCGTCAAAATTACCAGCATTAATTACACCAAATCGTCTTTGATCTGTAGTAACTACGACTTCATTAGA